AAACTTTCTAAAATTGTTTTTAGATAAACCAAAAGGAATCACCTCTTCTATCTCGTAAAAATCTTCTAAATCGTTTACAGTCTTTTGAAAGAACTCATCAAATTTATGAATAGCTTCTTCTTCAGTTTCTACATTAAAACAAGACGAATAAAGTAAACTATCTATGTCGAATAAAATAATCATATCGTTTTGATGTTGTGTTCGTGCTTGACTAATTGCCACCAAGTAAGATGTTGGTATTCTTTTTCGGTGTATACCTTAATTACCCCCTTCTTGTTGGTTATCGTGTGTATCTGTGTCGGTAGTACCTTGTGTGTCATCTATTCGTTTGTTTAGTTGTTCTAGTCTTAATGCCAATACATATAGAGATTGTTCTAGATTAGCTATTCTTTGTGCTTGTGTTATTCTACTTTTTCGCATCCCAAAGGTCTTTAAGTTCGTTTTTAAGTTTTATATGTTCTTCAGAAAGTAAATCTAAATGGTCTTTATAAAGTTGTCTTTCTAGTTCTACCATATTTGTATGCTCTACAATATACTGAATAGATTTGATTAAGTTCTGAAGTTCTTTGTTTTTTGGTTTCTTTTCGTACCACTTGGTTAAAGTATCTAAAGCGTACTTCGAAGAGTTTAAAAAGATATATGAATGTAAGGTATTCATAACTCCTCTTGGATTTTCTCTTGGATTTTCTCAATGATAGAACCCTTTAAACAGTTGGTTAAATCTACATCTGGTAAGAATCCTACAAACTCAATGTAAATCGTATCAGGTGCAGGTGGTGTCCAGTAATCCCCTTTACCGCCTTCTTCTATGTAAGCTTTGTAGTCAAACTCTACATAGTCGTACTCGAATGTTCCTTCCACTCTCATAGTAGTTCACTTAAAATAGTTAGTAATTGAAAAGTTAAGTAGACAAAAGACAAAGCAAAAAATGTCCATTGAATCTTCATAAATAGCTTAGCTAATCGTTTCATAGTAGTAGATTTAAAAGGGGCATTGCTGCCCCCTGTTATTTATTAGTTTTTTACTTGTAGGTCTATGTCCTCAATAGAAGTACAATACATAGGAATATAACTTCTTTCTCCTCTACTACAACTGTGTGAATCGTAAACTAATTCTTTTTGAATCAAAGAACTTAATACACCTTTTTCTTCATTTGAAATACCTTCACCATCGTATTCTGAATAACCCATTCCTATACCATCTACTTCACAACTTATAATTTTGTTAAGCAATTCGTTTTCTAATTTTGTGATTTGAATTTTCATAATTTGTAGTTTTAGTGTTATTTGTTATTGTTTTACACTTCAAAGATACAAACTATTTTCTAATTAACAAAAAAGTTAATTATTTTTTTAATGTGGTGAATATTGATAAAATATCTTGTTTCGTTTTGCTTTAAATCTAATTGCGTCTATTGATTCAGCAATTCTGTTTTTATTGTATAAACTTCTAAATACTGATTCTTCATTCAAATAAACTTCCCAACATTTATCAAAACAAACTATGTCTATATGTATCGTAGCATCTGGATTGCCAATAAAAATTCTTTGTTTATTGATTCGCTTATTATTAAAGCCATCTATGCGTTTTAAGACATCATATAAAATAAGTATTTCATCTGTTGTTACTTCCATATTTTAATATTTAAAATCTGTGTGTGGTGTTGCCCATTCAACAATAGAAGCTAATCTTTCAGGTAATAAGTAGACTTCTTTGTCCTTGCGTTCCTTCGACCACATCGTAGTAGTAGGACATCTCATTGTTTCAAGTTTAGGAATCTTAATATCGTTCAGCCAAAAAATATAAGTTCCTTTAGGGTCGCTTACATAGTAAAGTTTAACCACATCTTCAGGTAAAGACATTAGCTTGTCATATTTGTACTTCTCAAGCATCTTATCCTTGTAGTATTTGTTTCTTACTTTAATCTCTACTACACACTTATTGCCTTTTGGTGTAGTGCCTATTAAATCGTAAAAGGTGTTTTCTTCACCTACCCAGTCTAGTCTAAAGTCTAAAAATCCATTTAACCATAAGCAGATAGTTTTTTCGTATTTGTCGGTGTCATCCTTTGTCATAAAGTTCGTTTATTTTATTGATTCGTTGTTGCCATACCTTTGGACTACATCCGCAATTTACAGTTATTCTTTGATTAAATTCCTCTGCGAATATCTTTACTATTAGTTCTCTATCGGCTTTGGTTAATTCGTTGCTTTTAACTGCTCTAAATTCTGACCAATAGTCGTAATTCTCTTGTTTCATTTTCTAAATACCTTTATATTATCTAACTTTTCTTTTCTTTCTTCACATCCGCAGTCATCCCCCCATAGTTTTTTGACTACCCAAGCTATACCTGTAAGCTTAAATATCTTCTCTAAAGTTGTTCCCAGTTTCATAATTATGTTTTATTTCGTTCTTTATTATCTTAACGGTGTTGTAAAGCGAATAATAGCTTATTGTGGTTTCTCTGGATAGTTCCGCTATACTTTTCCCCTCTAAAAATACTTCGTTAAATACACAAGCGTTATAGATGTCTTTTAGGTTCTGTGTGTTATCTAAATCTAACTCATCTAAATTATGGTCATTTAACCACTTTGTAATGTGTTCGCTTTTGCTTGTGTCGGTTTCAAAATATTCTTCTTCCTCTATGCTTGGTATCTCCTCTGTAAAATAGAATCGTTTTTCCTTTTTCTTTAGGTCAAATATCATATTCCTTAAAACCAAATAGACGAAATAGAAATTAATCTTTTCGCCTATCATTATATCCTTATCGTAGTCTGCCATTTTAAGGTAGAACTCCTGAACTATGTCTTTTGCCGTATCAGGATTTACCGAAAAACTTAAAACATAACTAATCCATAAGTCGTGATGTCGTGATAAGATTTGAAGCATTATAGGTCAAGTTCAATCGTTAATAATAATAAGTAAAGCTTCAAAGTTTGATAAGGAAATTCTTCTGTTGGGTAAAGAACCTCCCATCCTAAACACACCCTTTGGTGTGGTAAACTAAATATAAATCTTAATTCCCAGTCCATTATGCTTTTCTAAGGTTAGCTTGTGCAAATTTTTGTTCTTGTTTGTTTTCTAAAACTCTTTTTAAAATATTCATTCCATCTATTTCAAAACCTACATTATTTAAAATAGACTTTAATCTTATTGGATTGTCTAAAGGTGTTGGTCTACCCCCTGATTCTGTTTCTTTTGTTTTTCTTATATGTAAATGCGTTACATTCCAATCACTTGGGTGTTGTGTGTATCTGTGAAAAGTTAAGAAGTCATCCGCTCTATTAATGAACTTCGCCCCACCTTCAACATCTCCTGCACTTGGTGGCATACCATATCCTGCGTATTCGTGTCCTATTGGATGTTTCATTCTTATAGCACTTGTTACTGCGTGAACATTCAACCATAGACTAATTTCGTTTCGCTTACAAAATTGTCTGAGTTCAGTCATAGCTTGATAATCGTAACTATGCCCATCAATCGTCTTTGACATTTCCGCATCTTTTATTAAACTGTTGTAAGGATCCAATAACATACCCTGATAGTCCCAAGCCGCTTTATAGCTTTCTGCCAACCTTATTAAATCCTTATAAGTGTAAAGTTTTTCAGGACTTATAAATTTAAAGTAATTACCAATTACTTGTGTGCCATACTTATAAGCTTCTTCTGACATCTTATTTATAGGTTCTGCAAGTAAGTATTCCATTAGTTTTCTTATAATCGAATACGGTTCGTTCTCACTTGAGAAAACCACCCATCTAATATTGTGTCTTAAAGAGTATAAAAGCATTAAATACAAAGCCATAGAAGTTTTTCCTACATTCGCTTGTCCTAGTATTACATTAAAGTTCCCTGTCTTAAATCTAAAGTATTCATCTATTTCAGGTATTCCTAGTTTATAGCCTTCTTTGATTTCACCTTTTCGTATTTTGTTAAGGTGTTGTAGTTCTTTTGTGTAGTCAATTAGCATAGTTTGAATATAAAAAGGGGGCATATAGCCCCCCTCTAGTTAAAATGGTAAGTCATCTTCTCTATCTGGTTGCTGCGCTGCACTTGTCAAAGCAGGTGCGTTTTCTTTGTCCGCAGTTGTGATCGTTCCATCTGTCCAAATTACCTTTCCATTTCCTACATATACCCTGTCTTGCTTAGCTTCTCTTTCTTCTTTAGATTGAGTAACCACAACAGAAGCATTGCTTCCAAATTGATTGGTTTGGTCGTTTAGGCTCAAAGAAAGGTTTATGTATGTTCCTTTCTTTCCTTTAATCATTTTGTCTTTTGGTAGTTTAGTAAGGTCTAAACTAAAGTTTACGATTGCACTCATTTTTAAATATTTAAAATTAATCTTCTTCTGTATAAAATTCTGTGTGTTCTTTGCACTTACCACAAATATCTGATTCCTCAAGCCATCTTGTAGCATCGCAGCATTCGCTTAATTCCATTATTCTTCTATTAGGTTCA